TGCGCATACGGTTTCAAATGGGCTGACTTTACAGGCACAGAGGTTGTAAGCGGTGAAAAGTATTTCATAGATAAAGCTGTTGGCTTAGGTGCTAAAAAGCCAAAGCGTAAAACTAAGGCGAAAGCCAAAGAATAACGCTAATTTAAAAGGCCTCGTTTATCGGGGCTTTTTTATATCTAAAACAATGCTATAATGTTTGTGTCAGTTGAGGGACTGATAAGGCTAGCTAGCCGCTATACTCCCTCAGAAGCTCCCTCGCTTTATATAACTCCCTCATAACAAATGGGGGTAGTTATGCGCTCAATGAATCAAATACTTGCCGATATCGTTATTGCTAACGGTGGCACAGTCTCAGATATAAACAACAGAAATCAACTTTTAAAAGATTGGCTTAACGCCTTATAGGGTGAATTATGAGCATTAGAAATGAATTGCTTGAACAAATATTAGCTGCTAGCGGTGGTGGCGTTGGTGTTAGTAAGGGTAGTAATGGCATTGCTGATTACAACGACACGTCAACAAGTGCTTCGCCAATATCGCTTGTAGCAAATACATGGACGACCATACCGAACGACGGACAAGGTAGCTTTACAAATACAGCATATTTACCAAAACAAGATGACGGCGAACAAATAACAAGACTAATGAATACATCAACAGGTGCTTTTGATTTTAGCGAGTTAAGCCTTGGTGATAACTGTTTTATCCGCAATGACTTCACAATAAACCCTAACATAAATAACTCTTTGCTCAGTTTGCGCTATGAGCTTGGTTCTGGTGGTAGCATTTATACGCTGGAAACTATAATAGGCAGGCTAGACAGTGGTAGCAATCAGGATTATAGATTTAGTTTAACACCTCAAATGATATACATGGGTGACACAAACACAAAAGATAACCCTATTAAATTACAGGTTAAGCTGTCAACAAACGGTACTCTTGTCAATGCTGGTACTTCTATAGGTGTAGTGAGGAAGTTAAGATGATTAAATTATTCAGAGATGACGAAGCAAAAAGTATATTTATTGAAGATAATGTGGGCGCACAGTTCCCTAACTCATTACAGGCTATAAAAAATACAGATGACACTATATCTGTAATTGACTTAGCTAGATCTATAGAGATAGTCTCTAATGAGCCTTTCAATGAATTTGTTAATGAAAATAACATACAATACGGGCAAGACCCAGACGAAACGGTCAACGCCTTAAATACTGAGTTTGCAGCAAACGGAACACCATCGGACGAGTTACCAGTAATTACTAGCCCGCTAGGTATATCATTAACCGAGGGCGAAACAGTAAACTATGAATTAACCGCTGATTATGGTGTAGCTTATGAATGGGATTTATCGAATGTGCCGGGCATAACTACTGTAGATGGTAACAATAGAAAGTTAATAGGTGGCTCAAGCTTGGCGGCTGGTGAGTATGCTATCCCTGCAAAAGCTATCAACTATAATGGCGAAGATTCTGAAATCATAGAATTGAGTATAGGGACGCCACCATTCGCAAATACTAAAAGTGTGCAGTTTAATAATAATGATTGGTTAGGCGCTAACGCTGGTATTTTAGATCCGACGCTAGGTCGTACAGGTAACGGCTCAGGCGCTACTGACGCTTGGTCTATGGCTTTCTGGTTTAAACCGGGGACAGCAAGTAATGCAAGTCAAACAGTTGTTTACTTTGGCGCTCAAGATATAGCAAATCAAGGGCATATACAAATAAAGTACAACGGCAGCTTAAATCGTTTTGAGATGCGCTACGGAACGAACAATAACAGACTGAACTTCACCACGCAAAATAGCTCGTTGACTGTTGGTCAGTGGCATCATTTTATAGTTACTTATGATGGTGGTACAACTGGCTCATCTAGCGGTTCAGTTAGTGACTATTACGACAGGTTCAAATTCTTTTTAGATGGTGGTGATGTTACTAACACTATGATTAGATCTAACAGCAACTTTGGTTATACTGGCTCTATTGTCGGTCAAAACTGGCGGGTAGGTAGGTACAACAACGGTCAATCTCTGCGTAATAACTGCAAGATCGATGAGTTAGCTGTATTTAATGATGATGTAAGCTATCTTGCTTCTGATATATATAACTCAGGTGTACCGTTTGACTTAATGACTTTAGGAACACAGCCAGAGCATTGGTGGCGTATGGGTGATGGCGATTCATTCCCGTATTTATTTGATGTAGGTTTCCAAGCTAACTGTATATTTGTAATGAATAGCATGACCGCTGCTGATATTGTTAGTGATACACCTTAAACCACATAATAATGACTAACATAAAAGTTAAAAGCCTTGCTATTATGCAGGGCTTTTTTATGCTTTCTTTTTAATCTCTAATCTATGTGTTAAACTAAATAAAATTATAGAGGTTTTTATCATGGCGTTAATAGTAGAAGATGGAACAATCGTTCCTAATGCAGATTCATTTTTAAGCTTAGCAGATGCCAGGTCATTGGCGGCTAGTTACGGAATTACTTTGCCTGTTGATGATGCAGAAGCAGAGATTACCTTGCGCAATGGTTATCTATTCTTATTAACAGAAGAAAGAAATCTACAGGGATCAAGAGTTAGCGCAGAGCAAACAGGTATATTCCCACGTAAAGACGTATTGCAGAACTGTTTTGAATTACCTAGCGATATCATCCCGCAAGAAGTTAAAATGGCTCAATTATACGCTGCTGACGCAATAAACAACGGCGCATCTACTAACAACATAGATGACGGCCAAAGACTTAAAAGCTTTAACGTTGACGGCGTTTATTCTGAAACTTATCAAGACGGCTCAAGCGAATCAACAAACGCAAATATTCAAGGCGTTGAAAACTCATTATTTCCATTCACTAAAGCTGGTTTATCTGCCGCTAATTGTGGTGGTGTTGGTGGTTTTGGCGAGCTTAATGCAAATAACTTCGGATTTTTAGCGTAATGACTAGCGCATATATACAGGGCAGAATCAAACGAGGCTTAGCAAAGGCTATTAATAAAACTGGCTCGCCTAGTATTGATAAAGTTTACCTAATGCAAAAAACCGTTGTAGGCGGCAATACTCCACTTGATACGCCGACGGTAACGGTAACACCTGTTTTATTAGTTGACGCGATATTTAAGAGCTACGACAAAGAATTGATAGGAGGTAATATTGTCGCCGGTGATAGAGAGCTTGTGAGTAATAATGATGTTGAAATACAAACAGGCAATATTATCAAGCAAGGTAATGACGAGTTTATTGTAATAGATGTTGACGTTAAGGCGCCGACAAGTGATGTTTTATGTTATATCGCACAGGTGAGGCAGCAATAATGCCATTAAGGGGCTTAAAGGGCGTTAAACTAGCTATTGACCAATTAGAGCAAAGCGCTAATGATAATGTTCGCGGTGTTTATCTTGCGGGCCTTAAAAACATAGTACAAGAAACGCCAGCCGACACAGGCAGAGCAAGAAATAACTGGTTTTTATCAGTTAATGCACCATCAAACAAAACAACAACGAGCGAAAGTGTTGGCGGTGGTTCTTCTTTAAGTCAGGCAAGTAAACTACCTAAAGATGTATTAGGCAAGAAAATATACTTTACTAATAACCTGCCTTATATTGGCGTATTAGAATATGGTGGATTCCCTAAACCTGTTAAAAAAGGCAGCAAGGTAAACGGAAGATACCAGAAGTTATCAAGAAACGGTTTTAGCTTACAGGCTCCAAAGGGCTGGGTTAGGATAAACCTTAAACGTATGCAAAGCATGATCAAAAAATTATGAGTCAATTAAATACAAAACAAGCTTTTATAAGTCACTTGATAAACAACTTACCAACAGGCGTAACTGTTAATGATGTTGCTTTTGAGAATAAAAAGTTTAAACCTAAAAATAAAGATTTATGGCTAGCTGCTTATTACATACCGGCAACAAGTGATATGATGGGCAAATCTGCAACTGATAGAGACGAAGAGCGAGGATTGTATCAAGTTAGCGTGTTTGTGCCGCTAAATAGTGATAACTATGATAACGTACAGTTGCAGGCTATAGACGAACTCAAAAGCGCATTTAGCTATAATACAGAATTGGTGTATAATGACCAAATAGTCAGCGTTTTAGATAGCGAAACTAACGCAGGCGTAGAAAGCGAGTCATGGTTTCAACGTGACCT